AATGTTATTGCAACTGCAAATACTAAGGGTAAAGGCAGCGATGACGGTCGCTTTATTGGAACCAATGTTCTCAATGAAGCGTTCCTAGAGCGTTTCGCTATCACCCTGGAGCAAGAGTATCCCTCTCCCCAAGTCGAAGCAAAGATCCTCAGCAAGATCTGTGACGATGATAACTTCGTCAGTCGCCTTGCTGACTGGGCACAGGTCATCCGTAAGACCTTCTACGATGGTGGCATTGATGAGGTGATCTCTACCCGTCGTCTTGTGCACGTCGTGAATGCCTTTGCTATCTTTGGTAGCAAGGAAGATGCTATCAAGTACAGCATCAACCGTTTCGACGATGAGACCAAGCAAGCGTTCATCGAACTGTACGATAAGATCGATGTGGACTTTGACAAAGACAAGGAGGAGTGATAATATGTGGGGGTTGTGAAAACCCCCCTTTGTATGGATCTGCCCATTAACGATGATGAACTTGGTAGTATTATCGGTGCTCTCAGGTTAGGAGGAGATCCTGCATTATATCAAAAACTCAAACTTGTTAAGGAACTTCGCGAACAGAAACTTCCTTATAAAAAGATCCTTCGTGAGCAGTATGGTTATGTCGTTTAAGTATGATGAGGATCGGATCCTCAATGAAATTCGTGATTACATCACGAGTACCTACGCTGGACACTACAGTGCAGGTAATGATAAGATACAGACACTCGATCTAATCGAGTCCTGTGGAGACGCTGAAGCATTCTGTAGATGCAACATCTTGAAGTATGCTTCACGCTATGATAAAAAGGGTACGGCAAGGAGGGACATCATTAAGATTATCCATTACGCTATGCTCCTCCTTCACTTCTCTGACAAGACTACACAAACAGAAACCTATCCTCAATGACACGAGTTACACTCACAAAACAAACATTCAATACTCTCAAGAACTTTGCTACGATCAACAAATCGATTGTTATCAATCCTGGTTCTAAGATTCGCACTATCTCTGTCAACAAGAACATTTTCGCTTCTACTGAAGTTAAAGAAGAGTTCCCTGCTCAGATGGCAATCTACGACCTGGGTATATTTCTCTCTGGTCTCTCACTCTTTGAGACTCCAATCCTCGACTTTGAAGTTGATGGAAAGGTTGTGATTCGTGATGAGCGGTCTAAGTCTTATACGAACTACTTCTTCTCTGATCCTGATCTGGTTGTACAACCTCCTCAGAAGGATCTAGAACCCCCTGATGAGGTACGTTGCCGCTTCTACCTTGACGCTGGTCAACTGGATAGTCTTCTGCGTGCTGCTAACGTTTATCAGGTTCCTGATCTGTGTCTGTATTCTCGTCACGGTAAACTCATTCTTCGAGTCTGTGATAAGAAGAATGACACTAGCAACACCTTTGAGGTTCCTGTTGGTGAGTGTGATCTCAACACAGATATGTGTGTATGCTTCAAGGTGGAGAACCTTCGCGTACAGGCAGAACGCTATGTTGTTACGATTTATGGATCTAGGGTTGCCGAATTCACTGCTGTGGATGAAGATGGAGTTATCGCCAAGTCTAACTTGAAATACTTTATCGCTCTGGAACCTGATTCTCAATGAACATCTTCGTAACTGACCCGAGTCCCTATAAGTCTGCTATTGTTCTTCCTGACAAACACATTGTCAAGATGCCTCTAGAAACTTGTCAGATGCTTTCTATTGTTTGCTCTGACAAATGGGGTCACGGGTTTGGTACGTTACCAAAGAAGGATGGTACTCCATACTCTACTGAGAAAGGTGCCTTCCGTAATCACCCCTGTACTATCTGGGCAAACTCTTTTGTAAACAACTGGAGGTGGTTACTTGCACACGGACTTGCTCTATGTGCAGAGTATTCTCTAAGGTATGGTAAACCACATACCTGCTTTAATACACTGATGGCAGCAAACGAGATACTGCCCTGTGCAGATCCACAAGGTCGAAGTGGTAAAGGTCCAACACCCTTTGTCTTTGCTGGTCCTGATGAATTCAAGAAAGATGCTACGATAGACATCTACACAAAGTATAAGATGTACATCGCATCTAAACCTTGGGTAGCAGAAAACTACGTACGCTACCCTGACCGCAAACCAAATTGGTTATGAACTAACTATGACTAAACAAACCGTCATCAACATCTCATTCACTCAAAGTGAGCAACACCTTTTGTCGGTCCTTGACGATCTCGTTAAGTATGATCTGGCAGGTAATCGCTCTGCTTGGTTGAAGGATCAAATTAGAAACCGTTATTATGAGATGCGTGTTGCTAAAGAAAAGCAACAGGAACTTGAAAACGTTGCTGCTGAGGTCTGGAAGTGAGTGAGTTTCTTTGGGTAGAAAAGTATCGACCCAAAACTATTGAAGATTGTATTCTTCCACAGAGTGTGAAGGATGTGTTCTCTAAATTTGTGGACAAGGGTGAGATCCCCAATCTTCTTCTTGCTGGACCTCCTGGTGTAGGCAAGACAACTGTTGCTAAAGCACTCTGTGATCAACTTGGAGCAGACTATTATGTCATCAACGGATCGGACGAGGGACGCTTCCTCGATACTGTCCGAAACAATGCGAAAAACTTCGCTTCGACCGTCTCGCTTTCATCAACTGCTAAACACAAAGTCATCATCATTGATGAAGCAGATAACACAACCCACGACGTACAACTCCTCCTACGGGCGTCTATTGAGGAGTTTAGTCGAAACTGTCGATTTATCTTTACCTGTAATTACAAGAACAAGATTATCGAACCGCTTCATTCCCGTTGCTCAGTGGTTGACTTCACTGGAGGGAACAAGCAAGAACTCGCCGCATCCTTCTTCAAACGAGTCCAAGAGATCCTTGAGAAAGAGCGTGTCGATTCCGAACCTCGCGTTCTGGCGGCGTTAGTACAGAAGTATTTTCCAGACTTCCGTCGTACGTTGAATGAGTTGCAACGGTATTCATCTATTGGTAAAATTGATACTGGTATCCTTGGTGCTGCTGCAACTAACATTGATGATTTGTGTGATCATCTAAAGAAGAAGGAGTTCACTAAGATGCGTAAGTGGGTTGTCCGTAATCTGGATAACGAACCTAATTCAATTATTAGGAGTATCTATGACAGTCTCTACACACATCTCGTACCTGCGAGCATTCCCCAAGCAGTTCTCATTATTGGTGAGTACCAGTACAAGTCTGCTTTTGTTGCCGATCAAGAGATCAACTTGGTGGCATTTCTAACTGAACTAATGATGCAATGTCAATTCAAATGAACGTAAAACTAATTCGAGTATGGTCTGGTGAAGACATCGTTGCAGATCTGGTATCCGAGTCTGAAGATTCGATTACTGTTATTAATCCTATTGTCGCTGTTCCTTCTGGAAGTGGTACAATGGGGTTCGCTCCTTGGTCTCCCATTCTCAAAGAACGTGGAACTGAAATCACAATTCCAAAAACGTACGTTGTGTATCTCACCGAAACACAAGACGGTATCGTGGATCAGTACAAAGAGATGTTCGGTGTAATCAAAACTCCTGATAAAAAGAAACTAATTCTGTGATCAAAGTCGGTTACGTTCCTGAAAAAATTAGTGATTGGATTTATGAAATCTTGATGAGGGATAATACATTTCCCTGGTTCTATCAAGAATTTACATCCAAGTACAATGGTAATGCGGAAGTTCTTCAACTGCCTGGGTATGAAGAGCATCCGTATTTCGCGCATATTATCTCTACTGATAATCAGATTCAATCAAATGCGTACGATATTCTCTTCAAAGATTTGTGGCAGTGGGTAGTCAGTAACGAACCTGATATGGATTTTGGTGAGTTGATTCGAGTACGTGCTGCTAAAGTTATGAAAGATTTTGTACCACCAACTCAACCACACGTAGATTCACCACTGCCTCATTATGTGATGATCTACTATGTGAATGATAGTGATGGTCCGACACATATATACAAAGAGACGTACGATGGAACTCCACCCGAACGAGTGACCCCAAAACAATATATTGATCCTGAGAAGGGTAAGTATGTTATCTTTGACGGTCTTCAGTATCATTCAGGTTCTGCTCCTAGGAAACATAAAGATCGTACAATTTTGAATATCAATTATTATGGACAGTCACGAGTTCTTTCCAGTTAAATTTTATTCCTTTGAGAACAAGGATCTAGTCGAGCCCACGCTTGCGACTCTTATGGAGTTGGAGCGTGGGTTGTTCAATATCCCTAATATGGTGGAGACTACCAAGGGTGACTTGCACGAGAGAGAAGAGTTTGCTGAACTGCATCAGTGGTTTGAGAAGTGCCTTGAAGAGATCAAGGAAGAGGAACAACTACGGTTCCAAGGTGATTTTAAGGTCTGCCTTTCTTGGGGTAACGTAAGTGGTCCTGACAGTGGTGGATGCCATCAGGCACACAGACATCCCTTCGCATACTTCTCTGGCATCTATTACCTCACAGAGGGGTCTCCTACGGTCTTCCAGGACCCTCTCACGGCACGTACGATGAACCAGTTGGAGATCATCAGTGGAACCTATGAGAATGCTGTTGCCATTGAACCCACGCCTGGTCAACTATTGATCTGGCCAAGTTGGATGATTCACTGGTCTGTACCTCATCACGGTCCTGAACCACGTGCTGCTATTGCTTGGAACGCACTTCCCGATGGTGGTGTAAACTTTGGACCGTACGGTCAGAATATGGTAAACCTCAAAGTTAACTCGAAATGATTCTTTCTCCTTTTGGTCCCTACATCTATAAGGGTAAACTCATAGAAGTTGTAAGGAAGCAACTACTTGCTGATGCTTTTGATGCAGCAGTCGAAGGTGGAGATGCTTCTGGTATTCTGGTAGGTGAAGTTGAGGATCAGTTATTCATCTATCCAAGTGATGAAGTTCTTAGATCAATTCACGGTATGATTCGTGATTACTTGGGTAAAGT